GTCACCTCGACTTTCGCGCGCTACCCGGCCAAAGTTTTGGCCTTTGCCATGGAGAACGACGTGGCAGTCACGAAAAGCCGAGCCAAAGCGCCAGATGCGCCGGCCGACGAGAGCGTGCTGGAGAGCTTGATTGTCGAAGCCCGCACCTTGGTGCGCGAGTGCAAACAGTCGGGCTCGATGACGGCGGCGGTCTCGGCCTTTCGCGCCAAGAGCGAGCTGTCGCGTGAGTTGGCAAAGGTCCGGAAGGACCGCGGCACCGACAAGCTCGACGACCTTGACGCCATTCTTGAGGCGCTGCCGGCGGCCATTGCCGCGATGCCCGAGGCGGCGTTTGCCATCGTGGCCCAAGCGGTGGACGAGCGGCGCCGCACCCGGCTGTCGGTCGCGAGATGACCGGGGCGGCGCTGGTCGCGGCGCTTGCTCGGGCAGCACAGACCGACCCGCTCCGGTGGATGCGTTGGCTGCCGTCTCAGCTCCGCGTCATGCGTTCGTCGCGTCGGGTGCGTCTGTTCCGAGCGGGCAACCAGGCGCTCGGTAAGACGACGTGCGGGCTTGCCGAGGTCATTTTCTGTGCGACGGGGGAGCATCCGTACCGCGAGGTACCGCAGCGCGCCGGGACGTTTTGGGTTATCTGCGCCTCGTGGTCGCAGTCGGTGGAAATCCAAAAGAAGCTTTGGCGGCTGCTTCCAAAGGACAAGCTCCACCCGACCACTGTGTTTTCCGATGCCGAGGGGTTTCGCGGCAAGCACCCCAAGGTGCGGGTGCGCTGCGCCGATGGCTCATGGAGCCTCATTGCGTTCAAAACGACCCACCAAGGGACGCTAAGCCTTGCCGGCGCGTCCATTGACGGGGCGCTGTTTGACGAGCCGCCCAAGTCCTCGGCGCTGTACTCGGAGGTCACGAAACGCGTCCTTGCCCGTGGCGGCTGGGTGCTGCTGTCGCTGACGCCCGTGGGTGCCCCTGTGGACTGGCTCCGCGAGGCGGTGGACGCTGGGCAGGTCGAGGACATTCACGCGCCCCTGACGCCCGACCAGCTCATCCCCGAGGGCATGACGGAACCTATCGTCGGCGAAGACGGGCGACCGCGAGACCAGCGGTGGATTGACGACGTGGTCGCGGCAACCCTGCCCCACGAGGTGCCGGTGCGCGTGCACGGCGAGTGGGAAATGCGGATGGCCGACCGCTACTTCACGCCGTTTAGGTCATCGGGCGCCGGGTCGCATGTGACGCGCGCCGTCCCAGACGTCGACTACGAGCCGTACATTGGCATCGACCACGGGCACCGACCCGGAAAGCAGGTCGCCTACCTCGTCGGCACCTACCGGCGCGACGACGGCATCGGCGTCTACGTCTTCGACGAGTACTGCGACGACGTGGGCTTGGCCTCGCCCGAGGACGACGCGCGGGGCGTTCTGGCGATGCTCGACCGCCAGGGCTGGTCGTGGCAACGCGACCTTCGGGCGGCCAACGGCGACCGCGTCCACATGCCGGGTCGCGAAGGCAAAAAGTCGAACCGCGACCTCCAGGCGCACATCGCGCGCGCCCTGCGTGTGGCGCCCGACGCCCTCAGCCCAAAGATCGACACCAGCAAGCACGGCGAGGGTCGCGGGCGTGGTAGCGTCGAGATTGGCGAGAAGTGGCTCTACCACCTCATGGCGCGCCCCGGGGCGTTCGGGGTACACCCCAAGTGCAAGCGGCTGATAGAGGCGCTGGAGCGGTACACGATGGCGGACGACGATTACAAAGACCCCATCGACGCGCTGCGGTATGCTCTCGCACCGCACATCTTCTCTCGGGGCCTGCGCGGCTCCTCGCCTGTGGTGGTGAACGGATGATCCTCCAAGCCCCTCTCGTCGAGCTCCCCACCGAGCAGCTGCCCGACCCGTGGTTTCCGTCGGACATGCCGCGCGTTCGGCACACCCGCTTGCGCCGCCGGATGCTGGTCGGCACCTGGCGTGAGGACCTCCGAGAGACGGTGCAGAAAGAGGTGGGCGGACTGCGCCGCGAGGCTTGGGGCGAGCCGGACACGCACTCCAACGTGTTCCGCTCGGCGTGCCAGTCGCTCGCGACCCTCTACGACGTGCAGGGCACCATCGAGGCCGAGGACCAAGTGTCCGCCGACGTGGTGAGCGCGGCGCTTGAGGAAGCCGGCTTCTGGCAGATGATGCAGCGGCTCGAACGCGACTGCATCGGGATGCGCGAAATGCTCATGGTCCCGGAGGTCGTCACCGACGGCGAGGGGCGCCGGCTGCTCCTGCGCACGGTCAACCCGGACTGCGTCTCTGCCATCGCCGACCCATCCGAGCCGGACGAGCCCATAGTGCTCGTCGAGACGTGCGAGCGCGACGGGGCATGGGGCTACGACTACTGGGACGTTCGCGACCCGGCCGCGCCGTTTTTCATGCGGTACGACCGTAACAAGAAGTTCGTGGAAGGCTCGACGATCGCCGGTGAGGCGTACACCTGGCGTGTCGGCGGTCGCCCGTTCATCCCGCACGTGCTGTACCACGCGGCGCGCTCCGGTCAGCTGTGGGACGCGTTTGAGGGCGTCGAGCTTGTCGAGGGGACGCTACGGTTGGGCGTCCACTACACGTTCTACGGGCACTGCCTTCGCAACGCGTCGTGGCCTCAGCGCGTCATCGTGAACGGGCGGCTTGCCGGTGCGTCGACGACTGGCGAGGGTGAGACGCAGGTCCGGCCGCAGGTGACGACCGACCCGAGCACCGTGCTCATGGTCGAGGGCTACGAGGATGCGGCCTCCAACGGCGGCGTGATGGTCACCCAGTGGGAGATATCGTCCGACCCGGCGGCCATGCTGGAGAGCATTCAGGCCTACGAGCGGAGCCTGTACGCGATGGCTGGGCTGTCACCCGCGGATGCGCAGCGGGTCGCCGGCGATCCTCGAAGCGGGTTTGCGCTGGCCATCAACAAGGAGAACCAAGTCGCCGACCAGCGTCGATACGCGCCGGTGTTTCGCCGCGGTGACGCCGAGCTTTGCGAGCGGGTCGGGGCGTTGTTTGGGTTGGCGCCGGTCGACTACCGGGTCAAGTACGGGTTTGAGTTGGCCGCCGAGGCCGTCATCCAGGCGCCCACCGCGCCGCCATCGCCTGAGCAACAGGCACAGCAGAGCCAGGAGAACGCATGAGCGACGAGCACGACGAGGTCGACGAGGGCGCAGACGCGCCAAAGACGGTGCCGTATGAGCGATTCCAGCGGGTTGCTTCCGAGCGCCGCGCGTTGCGCGAGCAGGTCGCCGGGATGGAGGCGCTCAAGACGCAGGCCGCCGAACTTCCAAAGCTGCACGCCGAGCGGGCACGGCTGGAGGCCCAGCTCGGGCTGGCGCGAGCCGGCATCATGGACGAGGACGGCGCCGAGGTGGCGATGCTGCTTCACAGCAAGCTGCCTGAGGACAAGCGGCCGCCGATCGGCGATTGGGTGAAGTCGCTTCGAGACGCTCCCGACACCATCCCCAAGCCGCTTGCCGGGTACCTGTCGCCGCCGGCCGCGCCTGCCCAGCCCGCCGCACCCGCCGCGCGCCCTCCATCGTCCGCTGGCGCCGCGTCGTCCGGTGCGCCGGTGGTGTCAAAGGCGTCGCTTGACGAGGCACACAAACGAGCGATGTCCACGCGTTCGCCCGAGGATTTGGCGACCTACCGCAAGCTGCAAGCCGAGTTCCTGAAGGGCAACGGGTAGCAGTCAAGCGCGGCGTGTGGTACGCCAGTCCGAGAGCCTTCAGGGTCGCCCCCTGTCCCAACAGCGACGAGGCGGAGAGAATCCACCAAGTCAACGGAGGGCCGACCCATGGCCAACGAAGTCGTCTACGCCGGAATCGGTGACCTGCGCGTCGCGGAAGTTCTCGGCCAAGAGTACCTGCTCCTTATCTCCGACCGCAACGCGCTGCCGAACCACCCGGCGCTGCTGTACGTCGGAGACATCTCCGGACGTGGCTCCAGCACCATCAAGGTGCCCCACATTGGCCTCATGGGCTACGACCTGCTCGCGCAGACCGGTGATGGCTCGCTGGTCGCCAACACCGCCCTCGCGGACGGTTCGACCACCGTGGCGGTTGCCCGGTACAGCAAGAGCTACGAGGCGTCCGACCTCGCGATGCTCACCGACGCGCAGAACCTCATCAACCCGCAGGCGTTCGCGATGGACGCCGTCATCAGCGGCGCCATGACGCTCACCAGCCTCATCGCGGACGTGGTCGATGGGTTCTCGACGACCGCCGGGTCCACCGGCGTCGACATGACCGTCGCCAACTTCCTTACCGCTCTCGGCTTCCTCGAGGTCAACTCGCAGGGCGCCATCGGCGCCGGTCAGGCGATGGCGCTCCTGCACCCGCAGCAGCTCGCCGACCTCCGCCAGTCCTTCGCCTCGGCGTCGGGCGGGTCGGTCCAGTGGTCGCAGGACGCGGCCAACGCGCTGCCCATCCGTGGCAACGGGTACCGCGGGCAGATCTTCGGCGTGGACGTCTTCTCGTCTTCGAAGGTCCCGACGGCCAACGCGGGCGCCGACCGCGCCGGCGGCATGTTCGTCAAGGGCGGCCTCCTGTGGGCGGACGGCTCCGCGCCGGTCACCTACGGCGAGCAGGTCAACATCGGCGGCAAGCTCCTGTTCGAGCGCGACCGCACCGCCAAGGCCGGCACCACGGCGTTCGTCACCCACGGCTACCTCGGCGTCGCCAAGGGCCTCGATCTGCTCGGCGTCAGCATCATCACCGACGCGTGAACCCTTCGTGAGTGGGTCCGGCGGGGCGCTTTCGGCGTTCTCCGGGCCTACCCGTTGGGCTCACTCACCCCCAAGGAGAACGCACCATGGCTCGTGTCAAGTCTGAGGCCCCCGAAGCCTCACCGCCGCTCACCAGTTCGGCGCCCTTCATTCCCGACTACGGCAGCGCTGCCCCAAAGGTCGCGGCTCCGCGCGTCGATGCGGTTGGGCCGTTCATGCTGTACCATCCGGCGGGAGCGTGGACGATCGTTGACGGCCGCGTCTGCCCCCGGCTATCCAAGTTCAAGATTCGCCCTGGCGTCAACGGCATTGAGCAGGACGCCCGCACCGGCAAGGTGTTGGTAGGCTCGGCGCTCGACGAGCTCAAGCGCAACGGCGGCACCGTCATCCCCTACGAGGTCGACGGCGCCGGCACCTCCTACGTGCTTAAGCACCGCACGCACCCCGAGCTCCATCACCTCAAGTGGGAGCTGTTCCAGCCCGGTTCGGCGTCCATCGGCACCGACGCCAAGGGCTACGCCGACTGGCTCGAATCGCTGGTGACGCGCAACGTCATCCAGGCGCCTCGCGCCGACGAGCTCGCTCCGATGCGCGACGGGCTTGTCCGCGAGATTGAGGAGCTTCAGGCGGACGGCAAGCAGCACGCCCGCATCAAAGCGCTGGAAAAGCACCTTGCGGCGGTTGAGGCCAAGCTGGCGACGTTGGAGGCGGAGTGAGCAAGGAGCATCGGACGGCGGCCGAGACGGCCAAGAACTTTGAGTCTCGCCTTCGCGAGCACGCCCCCAAGATGGAGCGGTCGGAGGCTCGGCGCATCGCTGAGCAGGCGGCGCGCGACATGCACACCAAGCTCGACAAGGGCCGATAGGCCACCACCCCCGAGGTCTCCAATGGCTCAGAATCCGTCCACCAT